TCGGATGAAGGCAGGTTTCTTGACACTGTTAGGAATAACGCCAAGAACTTCGCATCTACAGTCTCTCTTAGCAGCCAGTCGAAGCATAAAGTCATCATCATCGATGAAGCAGACAATACCACTCCCGACGTACAGCTCCTCCTTAGAGCGTCTATTGAGGAGTTCTCCAAAAACTGCAGATTCATTTTCACTTGCAATTACAAAAATAAAATCATTGAACCCCTGCATTCGAGATGTGCTGTGGTGGAGTTTGGTATTCAGGGCAAACTTAAACAGGAAATTGCAGCATCCTTCTTCGGAAGATTAGTACATATTTTAGAACAAGAAAGAATAGAAGCAGATAAGAAAGTACTTGCTGAACTCATTAACAAACACTTCCCTGATTGGAGAAGAGTATTAAATGAGTGTCAAAGATATGCTGTTGGTGGAAAGATAGATAGTGGTATACTTGCACATTTTAGTGACGTAAAGGTTAATGATCTCATTAAGAACCTCCAAGAAAAGAACTTCCCTGAAGTACGTAAATGGTGTGTCAATAACTTGGACAACGATCCTTCTGTTTTATTACGTCGTATTTACGATAGTCTTTACTCTTCCTTGGTTCCTGCTACCATTCCTGCTGCTGTCCTCATACTTGCTAAGTATCAGTACCAAATCGCTTTTGTTGCGGATCAAGAAATAAATTTACTTGCTTGTTTAACAGAGATTATGGTAGAATGTAAGTTCAAATGAAGAAGAAAAGGAAACCGTTTCAACTTAGTTGTTTCGGTTTTTTAGGAATTGTGCTATTATTGAGTGGTACATTTTCTGGAATTATTGTTTATTATGCTTTCATGGAGATTATGAAATGAGTTTGTCAACACAAGTAGAAGAGTCTTTAAGAGAGGCTCAATCAAATTTGCGTAATGCATTATCGTTTGCATCTAGATCAGAGAAACCTTATGTCTCAAAACATATTGCTGATATGCTTTATAATATAGATAATCTTTGTGCAGCAACAGAACTATTAGACAATTTAGAGAACAATGATTTACCTTTTTAACACAATACCCCACGGTAATTATTCAGGACTATCACCTGAAGGGCAAATGATTGCCATCATAGTTGGATTATTATTCTTTGTTATGGGGTATGGATTATATCTCACCTTTGGACCAGGTAAAGTAGATTTACGTGATCCTATTGACGAACATGCTAAAATGCATGAACTGGGCATTGCACATGGACATGGTGGAAACAAAGATGCATATGAAGTGTCTGGTAAATTAACTCATTCACATGATGAAGAAAAATGATTGAAAAACAAAAACAAAGAAACCAAGTTAAGTCTAGGTTCTATTACATATTCTGGGGAACTGCTACCTTTGCTGTAGTTGCAGGACAGTTATATGTTGGTACTGGTTATAGGTTAATGTCAGGTGCAATGCACAGAATCTTTGATGCAATTGATATTGAAGTTAATAGGGACTATAATAGAGATAGGTTCTATTAAATCATGATTATAAGTGAGACAGATGCTGTATGGTCTGCTGATGAATTTATTAGTTACTTTAAAAGATTTAATACCATTGAGGATTATATTCGGGTAACTAAAGAAGCAGCCGTTAATGAAAGAGGTAAGTCTATAGTCTCTTTAAAAGATGAGTTCTTTAATGAGGACGTTCATCCTGAAGAGATGGATTTTGAGGTTAGATTTGTTGGAGAGAGATTTCAACAGTCTGTACCTCAAGCATATTATCATGAACTTTTAACAGCAACTTCCTCTGCGATTATTGAGAAGAATATTCCTGGTAGAGAATTACGTTGGATAGTATATGAGAAGAATAGTAAGAAGATAATAGGGTTTATAAGATTTGGATCTCCTACAATTAATTCTAAACCAAGGAATGAGTGGTTAGGTCAACCAGCAAATCTTTCTATATTCAATCGACATGCTGCTATGGGATTTGCGATTGTTCCATCTCAGCCATTTGGTTATAATTTTTTGGGTGGAAAACTTCTTGCATTGATGTGTGTATCTCATTTTGCAAGAGAACATTTAAATAAAGTATTTAAGAAAGATATTGGATGGTTTGAGACTACATCATTATATGGTTCTACGACTTCTGCTTCTCAGTATGATGGTCTGAAACCTTTTATAAGGTATAGGGGTTTGACTGATAGTAAGTTTCTCCCTTTACTTCATGATAAAGTATTTCATAAACTTCATGATCGATTCACTAGGATTAATGATAATAATCCTGTAACTCCTAGTTATGTTTCATCTAAAAAGATGAAGAGACAAACTAGGATGATTTCATGGACTAAGAACTCTTTGAAAGAACATGGTCAGACTGAGAAACTTGAAGAGTTGAATGCAGTTCTTAAAAATGCATTCGGACTTACTCAGAGAAAAAGATCTTATACATCTGATTATGGTTATGGAAATGTAAGGGAAGTTTTACTTGGGAAGCAAGATAAATTAGTTCGTGGTCAGAATTGGGATAAGTTTTATCTTGAGAATATTGTTAAGTGGTGGAAGAAGAAAGCTGGTAAGAGATATGAGAAATTGAAATCAGAGGGTAGGTTTAGAAATGAAGTTGAACTTTGGACTGAAGATGACAATATTCAAATCATACGATGATAGAAAAATATATTTTCATATCATTAATATTACTTGAAGAGTTTGTTAAAAGAACTTTGATTGGAATTTATTATACTTGGCAGAAATTTGATTACTGGAACTTTAATAGGAAACTACCAAAATGACTGAACTTAAAGATTGGTTGAACTCTATCAACTTTACAAAAGAAGATATAACACAAGATGATTCTTCAGTCATAAAGGATTATTCTCCATACATTATCAATCGTTGTTTATCAGGAAACCTTGATTGTATTATGTTTGTGAATGAGATGAATAAATATTCTTTCCTTGATAAAGACATGCAATATTCTTTTTATCTAAATACACTTAGAAAAAAGAAAAGATTTTCTCCCTGGCTCCGTAAGGATAAAGTCACGGATCTTGAAATCATCAAACAATACTATGGTTATAGTAACGAAAAAGCATCACAAGCTTTGAAAATATTAACACCTGAACAAATTAGTTACATTAAACAACGACTTGATACTGGAGGAATGAAATGACTGCAACGGTGGAACCTACTGTCAATTGGTCGCAAGATCAGATGGTAGAGGTGGTTTTAAATGAACCAGATGATTTCTTAAAGGTTAGAGAAACCTTAACAAGAATTGGTGTAGCAAGTAGAAAAGAAAAGAAATTATATCAGTCCTGCCATATTCTTCATAAGCAGGGAAGATATTTTATAGTTCACTTTAAAGAACTATTTGCCCTTGATGGGAAACACGCTAATCTTACTGTTAACGACGTTCAGCGTCGGAATCGTATTACTCGTCTTCTTTCTGATTGGGGTCTTATATCTATTGTAAAGGAAGATAGTGTTACTGACATAGCACCTTTGAATCAAATCAAGGTTCTTTCTTATAAGGATAAGGGTGATTGGATACTAGAACAGAAGTATAATATTGGTAAGAAGGGAAAGACCCAAGAAACCGAATCTGATTAGTCGGTATACAACACTGACCTTTTAAAGTATTTGTGGTTAAATAGTAGTGGATGCCGAAAGGATCCACACAACACAAACTCGCTTAAAAAGGAGCTAAGGAAATGACTAACCTTCAAAGGTACCATGCTGCAAATCTTCCAGAACTTATAGAGAAGATTAATCGTAACAGCATAGGATTAGATGATTATCTCAATAGATTTTGGGATGAATCAACACAACAGAATTATCCCCCTTATAATATAATTCATGTAAACAATGTTGAGTCCAGACTTGAAATCGCACTTGCTGGATTCAAAAAGGATGAAGTTAAGGTTTACACTGAGTATGGTAAATTAAATGTAGAGGGGCAGAAGGAAGAGAAAGAAGATAAGAAATATGCACATCAAGGACTCGCACAAAGATCTTTCAGTAGGTCATGGGCAATCTCTGATGATACTGAAGTTAGATCAGTTAACTTTGAAGATGGGTTACTTACAGTTGTTGTAGGTAAGATAGTACCAGAGCATCATGCTAGAAAAGATTGGCTCTAAATAGTAATGAGTTCGAGATGGATCAGGGAACCTTGACGGTTCCCTTTTTTATTGGTAAAATATACTGACGGTAAAACGTAAAAATGACAATCAAATTATTAGTTCTTAAATCTGGTGAAGATGTCGTTGCTGATGTATCAGAAATGATGGCTGGTGAAGAAGGTTCTGTAGAGAACCCTTCAAGAATTATTGGTTATTTCTTAGATACTCCTGTAGTAGTAAAACTTAGAAATACCACACCACTAACAGACGATGAGGTAGATCCTGAGAAACCAGATAAATCTCAGTTCTCATTATCAATGTATCCTTGGCAACCCTTATCCACAGAAACCAAGATACCTATCCCAACTGACTGGGTTGTTACTATAGTGACACCAGTATCTCAAGTTGTTAAAATGTACGAAAAGGATGTATTAAAAAATGTCAAACCCTACCAAACTTCCAGTGAAGATTCTGATATTAGTGAATCAACAAAAACTGGTCTCACAGATTGATGAAGTTCCAGCTGTTGACATAGGAGAACCAGACTGTAAACTAGTTGAACCATTTGTTCTTAATAAGGACGAAACTCTTGCTCCTTGGTTATCTGAATGTACTAGTCAAAATACTTTTATGTTATCATCAGATAAGATCTTAACTCTTGTCGATCCTAAACCAACCTTACTTGAGAAATACGAAACTCTTATTAAATGAAATTCTATACCAATGTCCAACTAATCGGGAACCAGTTTCTGGTTCGTGGAGTTGAGAATGGTAGAAGGTATGAACATCGTGATGAGTTCTTTCCAACTCTATTTGTCAAATCTAAAAAGAATCTTAAGACTAAATATAAAACGTTAAGTGGAGAATCAGTTGAAGCAATCAATCCAGGTACAGTTAGGGAATGTCGTGACTTCTATAAGAGATACGAAGATGTTGAGGGATTTTCGATATATGGGAATGATAGGTATATTTACCAATATATTTCAGAGAAATACCCAGATAATGAAATCAAGTTTGACATATCTCAAATTAAGCTTGTTACTTTGGATATTGAAGTTGCGTCTGAGCAAGGGTTCCCAGATGTGGAATCGTGCGTCGAAGAGATTTTGGCAATCACAATCCAAGACTATACTACTAAGCAGATCATTACTTGGGGAAGTAAACCCTTTCAGAATAATAGGAAGGATGTAACCTATCATCATTGTCCCACAGAGCATGAACTCTTAGGTTCATTTATTAATTATTGGATGCAAGATGTTCCAGATGTGATTACTGGATGGAACATACAGTTATATGATATACCTTACATATGCAAACGTTTGAGAAGAGTGCATGGTGAGAAGTTAATGAAACGCATGTCTCCTTGGGGGCTTGTCTCTGAAGGTGAGATACATCTTATGGGACGTTCACATACTACATTTGATGTTGGTGGTGTTACTCAATTAGATTATCTTGACTTATATAAGAAGTTTACATATAAAGCACAAGAGTCATATCGATTAGATTATATTGCAAAGGTAGAACTTGGTCAGCAGAAGTTAGACCATAGTGAGTTTGATACTTTTAAGGACTTCTACACAAAGGGTTGGCAGAAGTTTATTGAGTATAATATAATTGACGTTGAACTTGTTGACCGTCTGGAAGACAA